AAATCGTTGACGAGTATCACCAGCAGCTTTCAAGTACCATAAGTAACCTGATTGACCAGCTTCACCAGAAACTTCAACCCAACCAATTTGAGAAGCATCAGAACCAGAAACTTCGTAAAGATCTTTAATAATAACAGCGTTGTTAGAGAACGATTTGAAAGAAGGCTCTATAGCAGAAGTTCTACCTGAGCTTCCTTTTCCGTACTCAGAACCGTAAACAAATAGACCGCCAGTAACATTTGAAGCACTAGCTGCAACGTTATCTAAACCTGTACCATCATCAGTTAGTGGTGTTATAGAGATTTGGTCATAATTAACTGCTGGAGAACCTATACCTACAGTACCCACGCTTTTAACGTAACCTTTAATAGAACCATCTCCATCGCTTAATACAACTAAATCACCAACACGAACCCCGTGGTCACCTTGTGTAACGTCGGCGCCGTCAGTTGTTTTTAGAACTACAAATGTGTATGTAGCAGCAGGAGAAGTTCTCTGAATGTTACCTTGGTAAGATAAGTGAAGACGACCTTGCTCAGACCATACAACTTGATCAGAAGTCATAGGCTCTTCAGCTCCAACCATTTCCAAGAAACCACCTACAGATCTATTTCCAAAGATTTCAGCTTCTTGCTCGATTAGCTCTGGTAAATACTGCTGTGCCCAACCCTGACCAGCCGTACTAGCTAGGTCTAGGTAGTTATCTGCCAATGTTTGTTTAGAAGGACTTGGCGCTCCTCCGTAATTACTACCTGGTGTAAATCCCATTTTTGAAAAATTTTAAAGTTAATTTCTTTTCCTCATTTTAAACTTGAGGTCTTTACTAGAATCACCTAAAACTTTATACTTAATACCACCCACTTGCGTCTCGCCATGGGTTTGTCTAGCTTCAATGTTTATGTTTTTACTTTGAGCTACTGTTTGCTTTATAGCATCTGCTTTTCCTTGCTCGTAAAAATGTTGAGCTAAAGCATCAGCGTTCATAGCTACGTATAAAGATTTGTGGTAACCCTCCGCGTCTTGAAGTTTATTTTCGCTATCAACAAACTTGCTGACAAAATTATTCAAATCGCTTTGGTTAGCTTTAACCTCGTTTGTATTTTTAACATTATACCTAAATTTCTTGTCACCCAATTTGAACTCAAAACCTTTGAACTCAGAGTTAAATAAATTATCGGTTTTTTGTAAAAAATCTTTTTTATTAGACTCAGAGATTTTTTTAACTTGCTCTGATTCTTTATTATATTTATTATAGAACTCAATAGCTTTCTCTTGCTCAGCGCTTAAATTGCTACCAGCTTTTATATCATTATAGTATTTCGCTTTTTGAGACTCTAAATACTTTCTAGCTTTAGCAGCTTCTTCTTTTAAAGCTATTTTCTTTTTTCTAATATCTTTATCACTATCTACTTCTTCGTCGTAACTAAAAGTTTCTTCTAAAAGAAAGCTTCTTTCTTCAGCAGATAAATGAGGTTTAGTTTGCTTGTAATACTCGTCAAGAACATCTGTTGTGTCTAACTTAGAAACGTCAGTGTTTAATCTAACGTAATCTTGCAAGTCACCGCCAGTTTCTTTCATAAAGTCTATAAGCTTTTGAACATCTTCAGGTACAGAAACCTTTAATTCTTTTTCAGTTAAATCTACTTTAGCGTCAACGTTTTCATCTAACTCGTTTGTTTCGTTAACCACTTCTTCAGATACTAACTTAGCGGGGTTTTCTTCTTCAACAGTATCTTCTACTAATTCTAGTACAGGTCCTTCTTCTTGTGTTTCAACTTCTTGTTGTACTTCTTCTTGTTCTTGAACGGGGGCGGTACCCTCATTGCTTGAATCCACTGAGACAGATTCAACCTTCTCTTCTTCAACTTCATTTGAAATAGGTTTAGTTAAATCAACTTTGTGAATCGTTTCTTTAGTAGATAAAGGTTTTTTTAAATTTACCTTTACCACGTTTTCATTTTGTTCCATAATATAATTTTATAAAATAATTAAAGAGTAAAATTGTTATTTATATTTGTCAAGCCCAATGTCACCCGTAACTATATCATTACCTGATGATTCGAACTTTTTAAGTGATTCACCTTGTTTTTGTGAATCTTGCAGTTTAGTGTTTAATTCAAACTCTAATTGCATTAACTGTTTTTTGACCTCAGCTTCTTTTTTCAAGTACTCTATTTTGAATTGATTTTTCTGCTGTTCTAACTGAGCTTGAGTTTGAGCTTTAGCTTGGTCTTTTTGTATCTCTGTTTGAGCAGCTTGCTGCTGTGCTTGAGCATTAGCTTGAGTTTGAGCTTGAATATTTTGTTGTTGTATAGCTTGATCTCTCTCTTGTTTCTTTCTTCTTTTTACTTTCAATAACTGGTTAGCTAGCTTGATGTTTCTAACGTCTCTAAGATCTATAGCATCATCTAAATCTATCAAACCTTGAGACAAAGCTACTTGTATATTATTCTCAAGTATTTGTTTTTCTTCTTCATCTGGCATCAACTCTATGAATATACCAAAATCACATAAGTGTAAGTTTTTCAACTCCTCTAAAGTAGCAACATTATGAGCACCTATGGCTCTAATGAAAGCGTTTTTAGTAGGTGAATACTCTACTATATCTGATACTCTAAGAGATAGTGCCTCTGCGTTTTCAGCAGTTATATAAAGCATAGACTGAAGTATGTGACGCGTAGCTGTGTTTGAGTTAGCTGCCGCCAACTTCTGAACGCCAACTAAAGCGTTCTTGTCTGGCATACTACCATCTCTAGCTTCATTAAGACCAGTCACGTCTCTTATCATCTGTAAGTAATAGTTGTAAGTAGTTATTAAGCTTTGAATCTTATTACTACCACTTCCATTTTGTATTTGCTGAATAGGTACTTTACCTGGGTTTATATCACCTTCAGAGGTAAATGATCTACCAATAACGCTACCTGTCTGGAAAAACATATTCAAAGCCTCTTGAGGATTGTAGTTTGTTCCATTACCAAGATCTATCTCAGCTAAACCATCAGCATCTAAGTAAACTCCGTCAGGAACCATACGGTTCATAACTTGCTGTAGTTTTAAATGAGTTAGCTGTATCATATCAGCAAAACCAGTTATTCTACTAACTAAAGATTGTATTCTACCGTCGTATATTCTAGGAGCAACAATACTGTAGTTCATTTTTACTTTACCAAAGTCAGACTCACTCCTCATCATGTTTGGAGCTAACTGCCAACGCAATAGTTTATTAGCACCTAAAACGTAAACACCTTCGTACAAACACTCTACAACTCTATCTAATCTACTAAACTCCCCTTCCATTTCTTTAGGAGGGTTGAATGAATCGTCTTTTGGTATTACTTTATCCGCACCACTACCAGTTTTCTTTAACTTGTAAACATCATTTGAATGTGTCTTATAGTTAAAGTAAAGAACGTTAACTTTGTTTTTATCTCTATTATTTCTTACGTCTGTATAGTCAGAAGAATTTTTAACTATATCTTCTATATCAGATTCAGTAAGGTTTGGAAACTCTTTTACAAGTTCATTTATAGGTATTTCTTTAACTTCACCAACATAGTACAAGTCGTCGAAGTATGGTGAGTCTGAATAAGAGTAGACTATATCAGCGGGATCTACATACTCAACACTAGCTCCATCAGCGTAATTAAATTTTGTTTTAGTAGCTCCTATACCAATAGTTACTAAATCGTAAAGCACTCTACGCTTAATTAAATCGTAATTACAGTTTTCAAGCAAAACTTTTATAGCTTGCTCTTCAGCTAGTTCTACAGCTTGCTTATAATTTAACTGCATGTGAAGAGCTAGTTCTTCTTCAGAGTCTGGTAAAGTTTGTTTGTCATTTTCATAAAGATTAACACCGAAAGCTTCTTGGGCTATGTCGTTATATTCCTTAGAGTTTAAATCTCTTAATACAGACTCCATGTAGTCAGTTCTTTTACTAACTCCATAGCTGTCTTGCGCAAAAGCGTTTACTTGGTAGTTTCTTTGAGACATACCGTTAACTACTATATCTACAAATTTAGATACTATAGGTACTGGTTTCCAGTCTAAGTTTAAGTACGATAAATCACCGTTTATAGATAACTCGTTCTTGTATTTTTCTATAGGTTGTTCACCTCTAGCGTACAATCTTAATCTATGGAAGTTGTTTAAGTTTGTATCATATTTAGATGATGTATCAGTAAACCATTCTTGCCTAATAGCTTCAGCTACTTTGTTACCGTACTCAGGTGTCATTTTCTCTAAGTCGCTAACTGCTTGAGATGGAAAATTTATAACAGACTCTGCCATAATTATCTTTTTATTATTTTTGATGTTAATCCTTCGTTGCTATATTTTGATAACACAATATTTAAAGGTTTTCTCTGTATAGTAGGGTTTGGAGCGTATAGTTGTCTATTGCAAGCCATGATGGCTAAACCAGAGCTTATAGACGCGTCGAACTTTGTTCTATTGTTTATATTAAATTTAGACCAATCATTTAAAGTTTCATTAAAATACATAGTGCCATAAGTACCATCCTGCATCAAACCAACGTGGTCGTTTATGTACATTTCTATAGCAGCTGCGTGAGCTTGCTTTATATCTTCACTAGAGTTTGGTATACCACCTACTTCTTTCTCAGCTACTGAAAGTTTGTTCCAAACCTTATCAGGTCTATTCATACTAAAACCTCTATAACCTCTTCTACGTAAATAGTATAACAACCTAGGTTTATTGTTTTCAGCTAGTATTGGCATACCATAGAATACTAAAGCCATTAACACATCTTCAAAAAATATCTCAGCTGTTTGAGGTCTAGCTAAGTACTGCAAGAAAAAAGTATTAGCAGGAGCGTCTTCCATACTAAACTTAGTCAAACCGTGTAAAGCACCTTTAGATCCTTTATTATCTACAGTTCCTGATATATCATAGGAGTCACATCCAAAAGCACCCATGTGTTCATTACCAGGATATTTAATACCATTTTTAATTATAACTCTATTTTGCATATTATAATTAGGTACCCAACTAACTTGAAACCTACCATTAGGATCTGGGTTGAAAACAACTCTAGTATCTTTTACACCATTCTCCCATTGGAAATTACCTGTATTTAACACTGAAGAGTTTCTATTACCTTCGTTATAATCTATTTGCTCATATATCTTTATAAGATTAAATAAGCTTTGCTTAGTCTCATCTCTAAAAGCATGTTCTTCTGTACGAGGAAATTGTCTATAAAACTCGTTCAAAGCATCTTGATCGTCTCTCAATCCATCAGCTTCGTTTTCCCAATGATCTACAACTCCGTATTCTATTAAGTCTCCGTGAGGATCTAACACTTCTCCTTCTGGATTATTAAATACTGGTTGACCGTACTCATCTATAAAACCTTCGTAATTCCATTCCATAGGAATAAATAAAGAGTATAAACCAGATTTAGTTTGACCGTTTTTATTACGCTTACTAACGTCAGAGTTTTGATACAAGTCTTTAAAGTTTTGACCACCTTTATCCAAAGCATTTGAGGTAGAACCCATCATACACTTACCAATAATCCTACTACCTAAACGTAAACAAGTTTTAGTAATCCTCCAGTTGTTCTTTATATTGTCTGGCTTCTCCCATTTACCACTTTCGTCATGCACTAACAGCGCTAGCTTCTCACCATCATAACTGTTATCACCAGTGTTTTTCCAATCTATAGTAGTATCAAGACCTTGTAAGTCGTCCATCTCCTCTTTTTCTTTCATCTTCTTCCTGGTAAACTTTTTAGCCGGAACTCTATAAGCTAGCTCTGACTTTGGTCTATCCATACCATCTTGTATAGGTTTGAAAAAGAAAGGGTAGTTGAAGCTTATTGGTACTACCTTGTCTGTAAACATTTTTTTAGCATCACCACCTGATTTAGATAGGATCCCAAATCTACTATCACTTGCAAGAGTAGCTAAATTAACGGTTTCAGCCGAACTCATAAACGAGAAACCAGATCTACGGTTTTTTAAATAACACATACCGTAACATCTAGTATCTGCTTTACAAGCTTCCCAGAATATAAAAAATAATCTATTTGCTTCACGAAAATCTGGAGCACCAACATCAATCTTGCTCCATTGTAGATACATATAATACGATCCGGTTAAATAGGTTTTAACACCTTTATTCATAAACCAAAAACCTTCTTCTCTACGTTTAAACTCTTCGTCTATATATGAGTAGTGCTTTTCTTTGAAGTCTTCAGGATATTCTTGCCAATCAAATACAGTTTGTATTTTCTTGAAAGCTGGATTATCATCAAATCTTGTCCACTTTTGATCTTTAACTTTACCAGCACTATATACAGTTTTTGGCGCTAGAGGTAGAGCTATTTTCAAACCCTGTATCTCAAGCACCTCACCTATTTGCCCAGTCTTAGATATAACTACAACGTCATTTTCTTTGTTGTAACCATACTTCCAGGACTTGGACTTATTCAACCTATTTAAAGTATTTACTTTTATAGGTTCTATTGTTTTAACTAAGCTTTGCTCGTACATCACTTAGACCTTCCCTCAGCGAAACCTTTGAATTTAGGTTTATCTTCTGAGGTTTGTTTACCGTTCAACAAATCTTCTTCTTCCTGAACTCTATTGAGTATTTCAAAAGCATCGAATATAGCAAGCTTTTTAGTGGCAGCAGCGTTCTTTAACCTATCCGCAGATATATCATCATCAGAATCTACTATAGGCTCTTTAGCAACTTTTATTAGTTCTTCAACCGCTTTGTGCCCAGCTTGGATTATACTCTTCTTCGTTTCCTTTATATTCATATTCAATATTAATATATTTGTTCATAACTCTATAGAGTCTCTCACCATCAACTACAAACTCGTACTCGTCTCCAGGTGAAAACCCAACTAGTTGAGTAGGTAAAAAGCTTCCATCAGAATACTTAACAACTCCTACAAGAGGAACTTCATTGTTTACAGAAAACTTATCTTTTGATTTTAAAGGTTTTAAAAAAGTATAACCAGGTAAACAAAACCACTCACCGTTTCTTTTGTACATAAATACTTGGTCTTGCTGAACTAAATGCTCTCCTTCTTTTAAAAATCCCCTACTATTCTTTTCAACACCCTTAACGTTATGCCATCTTCTAAAAACGTTATGATGCAAAAGTACTATATCACCTACCATAAGCTTATTAGGGTTGTAAACGGGTATTGATGTTACTATAGCTTCTCTATTTACATATTGATGATTGAATATCTCAGTGTTTAATATGAGTTCTTTGTCACCTACTTTTTTAGAGTTATTATATCTGTCACCATTAGGTTTTACTATATAATCAAACAAAGGGTTCATTAGTACTCTAAATTATATTCTACAGATATAGCCATGTTTTTATTGAAATCCTTCCACAAAACTACTTCGTTTTCTTTAGATATGTATACGGAGTATTTGTCGTTTTCCTCTATAATATCGCATATAGTATTACCACCGTAAACTCCTTGCCCAACAGAGTAGTGCATTGAATCGTTCTTGTAGTCTTTACCTATAGTTATTTTTCTTATAATACTATTTGTCATCGCTAGAATTATTTAATTCACCCGTTTGCAGGTTAACGTCGAAAGTACCATACTCTTTAACTAGCATTTGTTGAAGATCTTTAATACCATCTTGAGCTATAGTTAATTTATGTAAGTACGCGTGTTTTTGAGCTTCTATTTTTCCAACCTCAAATTGAATACCATTGACAGCGTTAACAGCTTGTTGTAGTTGAGTTAAGTGTTCATTTGAAACTTTACTTGGTTTAGCTTTTAAATCTACAACTTTACTTTTCTTTTTACCCATTTTATTTAATTTAATTATTATTTTTCTTTGAAGAACCACCGAAGAAAAAGTCTACGATAGTATTAACTTTAGCGCTCATTGCACCAAATACGGTACTAATAAAACCTATTTCGTAATCACTTAACTCTAACGTGTTAAGCACGAAGTACTTAAACATGACATAGGTTAAACCAAAGTAAGCTACGGTAAATAAAGTAGCTAAGACTTTTTGAATAATTGCGTCATCTTTGTACAAATCTCTAGCATCTTTTCTATCTTCGACTTCTTTTTCAAAAGCCTCTCTTTCGGCGTCGAGTAATATTTGCTTAAGCTTAAGCTTAGCTTCATCACGTTCTTTATCCGTTGTAATAACCTTGTCGAGGATTTCGTCTGCATTGTCTACAATTTTACCGAACAAACCTCCTAATAAATTTTGAATCATACCTTTATCTTTCTGGATCTTTAATCATGTC